CAAAGATCATAGCAAAACTCAAGCCCATCAGTGCCGCAAAACCATGTAAGCATAGTTGAGCAACACCTTTACTAGGATTATTAGCTAGTATCATAGCAACGCCAAAGATTGCCACCAGCGGTGAAAAAATCACAATCCATTTCATTACGCCTGTAAAAAAGAATGCCAACAGCTCGGGACTAGTGCCCACAAAGTAGCTGACAAACATTGATACAATAACAGCAAGACTCATATGTCCATAGACACGACCCATTGCTGAGTTAATTTCACTAGCAGAACGATACGACATTCCGCCTGTATAAGTTGTTCCAAACATATTATTCTCCTTAATTACGATTTAAAACTGGGTTAAAACGCTGTCTAAATGCTAGCTCTAGACAACTGTATGTTTGTTGGGTAAATGTATTGGTATAGTGTACCCAACGACCTTCTTCGGTTTCTCTAATATAGTCTATATGAAATTCAGTGCCATTGCCTGCACTCCATATTTGATCTACTTCAATCTTCATCTTAACGCATCCATTGTTAGTTCCTTGCCATAGACATGTGCAACTGGTTTAATCCAGCCTGCGTTTATAGCAGTTATAAAAATACTTTTATATTCTGCAGGACAACTTTGACTAATTTCGAATCCCGCCCTAGGGCAAGTTACAAATCCGTCAGTAAGCATAAACTTTGGATCACCTTGTCGTATGGTTTTAATATTGCTTATTTTAGTACTTATCTTCATTGTTTAAGTGACTCTAAAGTTTGACGCTTGGCTTCTTCCTTAACTTCTTGTTTGTGAATAGTTTGGAGGCCTCGAAACAATTCTTCAACTACGTGAATAATAGCATCTTTGCCGTCTTCAGTCAAATGACTGTACTCTGGACTGACAGTACTCTCGTGCCATACACGTTGATTTTTAGCAAGCTCAAGCAATGCTCCGTAGAGCATATCCTTATGCATACTACGTCGAATATCAAATTTTCTCGCCACGGTCAAACCCTCTAAAATGTAGGAAGCGCGGAAAGCGTAAAGAGTAACTTCCATCCTGATTTTGCGTAACAGCGTCAGCACGGACTTCCACAATTTGACCAATAAGGGTTTCACGTTCACCCCAAAAAGAATCACGATCGGAATCACTAAAGCCAGAACCGCAGTTAACTCGAATTGCCTTTCCATCATCTACACCTTCACATACAAGGGCACCTAGTTTACCTACATTACGACCAGTGCCTTCTTCTACAGCCGTAACAGTTAACGATACTTCAATAAATGGTTTGAGTTTGAGCCAAGCCACACTACGTTTGCATTCGTAGGGAGCATTGGGATCTTTAATCATAACTCCCTCGTAACCACCGGCCACAGCCTGTGCATTAATTTCTTTGTACCGTTGTTGGCCCGAATCTGTGTCCAAGTCAACTAGTTCTTGTCCTACAACAGTAATGTTAGGTACACTGGTTTCATATACTGAATACCATTCTTGTAAAATTTCACTTCTACGAAGTTGGGTAGTTTCGCTATAGCCTGCTTCAAATTCTTCTAGAGTCAAAATATCAAACAAGTTAAGAACAGCGTCATTGGCTTGAACATTGTCTTTACGATGAACCTGCTTCATCAAGTCTTGGAAACTGCTACTCATAACTTCGCCGTCCAGAACCATAGCATGATCAATGCCGCCAAGGCCTGCAACAAATTTTAATTGTTCTGCTATGTGAGGGAAGTTAACAAACTCTTTACCATTACGACTGAACATATCCACACGACCGTCAGGACGTACAATAGTGATAACCCGTACACCATCCAACTTAACTTCGATAAGTTTTTTCCCTGTGACCTTGCTTTCATGATTAGCACTATCGTGAGCAAGCTGACAACCAAAAACAGGAACAGCAAAATCAGCATATTTTTTCTCCACTACCTTGTTAACTGTTTTTTCACTGACACCACAACGCAGGTCTTTGATAAGGATGCGTCGATACCAATCATTCCATTGTGATTTGGTAGCAGTATTCATTAGAGCATCTACTGCACTACGAGCTACATTGCCAGTGAGTTCACGATTACGTAACTTTTGGACAATAACATTAAATGCCGCCCAAGGAAGACCTTCACCGCTAGTATCTGCTTTTTCTGGAATCTGTTTAAGCCCAAATGTAATCATTGGGTCAAGTGCCAAGCGGCAACCTTGAAAAAATTCTTTATTGTCTGCTTCAGCCTGGACAAGAATAATTGCTTCTTTGTCTAAACGACTGTTATGATTTTCTAGGTTGACGATGACTTGATAGCAAGGGTCGCTCATTGTAGTTCCTATCTAGTGTTCAATGCTGTATTATAGCACGAACAGACTAGTAGGTCAAGTGATTTGTGGTCTTAAATGGCTTACCTTCGTAAGCATATTCTAATTGATTCATTATCTTATGCTTCATTTGGCAAACTTTTGGGTGGTTATGGTTGTATTCAAACGCTTTCATAAAGCGTCCCCAACCATTTGGACTAACACGTTTTGGAACTTTTGAGTCCAAATATATTTTAATAGCCTTTGGATCAAAACCAAATTTATCAATCATATCTTGGGCAAGGTTAAATGAGTGAGCACCCATTTCATCTCTGTCACCATAGTACTCTTGCTCTTTACGAGTTCGGGCATAGTAGGCTGTGCTCTGGTATCCCGGTATGGCTTTAAAATTTCTAGCACGGAATTGTCTAGTATGTATAACTTCGTGTAGTACAGTATCAGCAAACAGATGGCAAACACGTTCCCAACGATAGTTACTCATCTTCATTGTGGCAGTTTTTGGAGGAAATACTAGCTCAACCTCGATAAAACGTTTTCTGCCCTTTCTGTCTAAATCGCTGTAGTAAGCACCGCCTACCCAAATTTGTCCCTTTTTTACAGGATTGTATCTACTGCTTTTTACTTTTATTGGAAGGTGGGCTTTTATATGCTGACTTATTACGCTGATAATTTCGCTTATAGGTAAGCGACGATCAACTAGTTCTGACTTTAGTTGATAGAGCATTGAGTACAGGGTATTGCGGTCCAACAAGGACCAATTAAAAGCCTGGCGGGCCATAGTACACTCCTAGACATTACTATTTATAGTATACTACAGCAAACCATTATATACGCACTTTACGGGCGTTTTGTTACAATTTCGTCAATCAATCCGTATTCTAACGCTTCATCCGCGCTCATAAACTTGTCACGTTCCATATCTGCACTAAATTGAGCAAAGGTTTTGCCTTTTGAATTGTGCTTAACATAGATTCCCGTAAGTTCTTTTTTCATTTTTAAGATTTCTTCAACTTGGATTTGCATGTCTGTGGCCTGTCCACGAGCTCCTCCGCTGGGTTGATGAATCATATGACGAGCGTAAGGCAGCATTTTACGCTTACCTGGAGCACCAGAACTGGCTAACAAACTGCCCATAGAGCAGGCCTGTCCCATGACAATGGTAGACACATCGGGCTTGATAAATTGCATTGTGTCGTAAATAGCGAGACCAGCAGTAACAACACCCCCAGGGCTATTAATAAAAAAGTTGATATCTTCATTACCTTGACTTTCTAAAAACAGCAGTTGTGCCACAATAAGGCTAGCACTATGCTCATTAACATCCGTATCTAAAATTACAATACGGTCCTTTAACAACCGACTATAAATGTCGTAACTACGTTCACCGCGAGCTTCTTGCTCAATAACCATTGGTACCAAATTAGGCATTTTGTTCCTTTACAAATTTATATGAGTACAGTTTATAAAAATACATGTTGTCGATGCGATCTTCAGTAATTCTTGTTTCGAACAAGATAGTGGACCGATCTTTAATGTAATCATCAAATATGGGCAATAAGGGATTATCGCTGGTCAATTCAATACCATAAAGAAAATTATTATCGTCTTTAAACCAGTAACGAATTTGCTTACATTTCCTTTGTCGCACTGATGAAGTTTTAAGAAATTCTAAACGTTTCAACATTGTGTTTTGTCTAGAACTACCTAATGAACTAATACTATCAGTTTTTAATGTTTTTTTAAATTCTTCGTACACTACATCTTCCTCGTAAAAATAAGGCAGTTTGTAGTATATACCGCAGTCTTGATCTTTACAATTTCGAATACGATTTTCTAAAAGATTAATCAATCTACGTCGATAGTCGCTGAGTGGCTTTACCTCACTCAACGCTCTCCAAAAGAACTTTTTAGTATAGTACTCTCTAATCTTTTCAGCTAATTCACGATGTCGGTCTGTGATAAACTCAATGAGACGTGCATCGTCAATGCTGACATAACCTAGTCCATTTTCTTCATATTCTTTTCGTGTGCAAGACAACACTAACGGATCTTCTTTAAATTCCGTTAAACGTTCTGTCAATTGGATGTCAGCTAGAAAAGCATCAATTGCTTGCCTTGCCTGAATTTGTTGTGAGATTACTGTTGAAGTCATTCGTGGTTTGTCTGTAAAGGTTTTGAACTTACAAGTCCAGCAATCAACTGAAACTTTTCAAAAGCTGCCTTGGCCGCTGGGTTACCTTCTAGTTCACTATCCGGAAGAACAGTTTCCAGCCAATAGTAGGGCATTCGTCGAGGGTAGGCTCCAAACTTACGAGGCTGATGCAGTTTACCAGTTTCCCAAAGTTCAATACTCACTGAACGAAACAGGTCTTCATCTTCGGGTGGATAACTAGCCCACTCTGGGTGAGACATCATAGAGCGTCCGTGATATCCCTGCCAAATACCTTGCCATTGCTCATCGTCACGCGGATCGAAATCTGTTCGAGACACAATGATTAGAACATCATTAATATCTACTACACCCCCTACGATGTCTCGAACGCAACGACTGTAGCTTAAACCAATTTTCATAATTACCTTCTTCCTTGTTTAAACTCACGAATAACAGGACCTTCGCTGGTAAAACTCATTCTTCCAAGTTTACCTTCGTAAACATTTCCATTCCAACGCATTTCTAATTTTAATTGTTTCTCAACACTGACATTAAGGTATTGATATTCTTTAAATGCCAAAATATCCGCAACCATTTTTCTGCCATTGTCTTCGCAAAGGATCTCGCAATCTTCTCCGATTACTCGTCTCATAATGTAAATCTCACTTGTTTGATTGAATCCCAACGAAAACTTCTCCAACCTTTTGCTTCCAAGTCATAGACAGACATTGCATCTTCATTGACCTTTTTTTCTTTTTTAGGTTTAGGGAAATCTACTGGATCACTGGTGTTAGTATAATGTTTTTCTTCAGTAAGATCAACCGGAACGAGCAGCGGACTAGTTGTACACTCCATCACTCGTTCTGATCCGTCCTTTTTGGTAAAGGTAACAGTCACAGGTCCAAATGCCAAATGTGATTTAAGCCATTTTTTAAACAGCTTAAATTCTTTATCACTCAACTGATTGCCCTTTGGAACCAAGTTCAAGTTTAAGTCGTTCATTTTCTTTCTCCAGATGTTCTACTCTGTCTGCCAGCATACGGAATAATTCTCCAATATTAACAGCAGTATTTCTTAAAAGTTCAGCAATGTTAGGTTCCATTATATTTCCAATACTATGTCAGGGTTCCATCCAGTGTCCTCATATCCTTCGTAACCTCTTGGGTTGCATACAATACGAGTTCCTCCAATTACATAGTCAAACGGATGATGTGTATGACCATGTGTCCACAGTTTAATCTGCGGCCTATCGAGTATAAAATTACTCAAATCGCTGTGATAAGCACCGTTCATTAAATGATCACCTTTGTAATTTTCGTGAACACTTAACAAACTTGGACTATGATGTCCTACTACCACATACTTTTCAACTTCTTTACGATCAACTATTTGACCAATAAAGCGCAGAGTATCACGATGACGAACGGCAGTATCTGCAGGTTTGAGTCTAGTATAACCTTCTAATTCTTTATGGATGATTCGAAAATCGTTCATCATGTCACGCACAGAATGCAATGTTAGAGGATCACCTTTGTTCATGTCAGTCCACAATGTACCGCCTACAAAGATCACATCGTCGATCTTTTTATAGCCCTGTTCCAGGAAATACACATTAGGAAACTTTTGACATTCTTCTGAAAGAACAGTCAGTGTCTTATTCCACTTACCGTGATAGAATTCGTGATTCCCTGCAATGTAGATAACGTGCGGAAACTGAAAACTGCAACGCTTTAGGAAGTCACGGAAGCGCAGAGCAGTCTGTTGTCTGCGTCCAAGATTTTCAAGATTGACATCACTGTACATGCTGTAGCTAGTTTCAGGATGATCGTAGAGATCCTGTGCAACCATAATGTCGCCTGAAAGGATTAAGACATCGTAGCCGTTGTCATTCTTGATGTGTATGTCGGCAAACTCAAGATGCAAGTCGCTGACTAATTTGATTTTCATTTTTTAAAAAAGTTTTTAATTGAGTTGTACAGATTTAAAAATCTAAAACTGTGCGGATTAATAAATGGGGGATGATGAGGACAGCGACCCTGATTCCAATCACAGGTTACGGTGTATTCTTTCCCGCAGTTATTGCATAAAAGATTATTGTTCATAGTTCAAGCCCATTGTTTTTTGCGTAACGTTCGCGCATTTTTTCTTGCCGTTGTTCTTCATGTTCATCACATAGTGTTCGAATCCATCCGCCGCCGCGACTCTTGCCAGGACTACCACATTCTTCGCAAGTTCGACCTGCCCACGATTCTGCCATACTAACCATTCCTTGAATTCGGTCATCCCCGCCTTGATAGTAAAATCTCAAGCCACCAAATTTTTCTTTAATCTGTTCTACAATTACCTGAGGACACTCGTCTGGAATTGTATGATTCCAGGGGTTGTTTGTCAACAGTCTTTCTCGAGTTTCATTGACCCAATTGATATGATGTTGAATGTTATTACAGAGACTTTCTATAATAGGATACCAGCCCTTACCTACTGCAAATCCTCCATACTTGCCAGCAAACATTTTAGGAAACTTTTCTTCCATGCTTTTGTCAAATTGGTCATAGTCTATAAATTCTTGATCTTCATTCATTACCAATTCTCCACACCAGAAATTTCTGTTCTGAACTCACCATCAAGCCCGTTAATTGTAGTATGTATAATCAAAGCAGTGATACTACCGATACCGCTGTGATTGTCCTGCACTAATTCGAAAGATGTTGCTTCTGGAAACTTGTCCATAGTATCCAATATCTTTTGAACTTCTTCTCTACATAGGTACATTATTGTGCTGCCTTTACATAATTGAGTCTAGTCACATCAGTATCTTTGTGTTTCCAATGCGTAGAATGCTCTTTAATTTTAGCTTTGACTATTACACAGGCACCAATTTTAAGATCTACTTTGCTAAACCAAGACACTATCTTATTATCAATTATAGCAGTAATATTGAAAGCATCAAAGTTATTTGAGCGTTTTGAATCAATAATTTCGCAGTCTTTGTCAAAAACAGTTTTGCCAACTTCGGCCAAATGGCCTTTATCTACATTTCGGATACGCTTTTCAAATTGATTACGTACACGATCTTTGGAATGGATATGTGGAAGACAGGCAACATAGCCAACTTTATTGGCTGCTACTGTTTCCGCAGACAAAATAGAATTGACTTCGGTTTGGAAATCGTTGTCGCCTTTGACTGCAGAAAACAATAGACGCTTATAATACTTACGGATTTCGGTAGCCTGTTCTCGATCAGTGTCTTCGATTTGAAGTTTAACTGGCATCATGCGAGGATCTTGTTCCGATCCCCAATTAATAGCACCCAATGAATACAGGATGTGTGTTTTATTTGGTTGTTGATAGAATCGAAGTTGCCCTTCGCTGTCAAAAACAGGAGTCATTTCCTTAAGATACTCTTTGTTCCATCGTTGAGCCGCACAAGCAAGTTCCAAAACTTCTTGGGTGTTGTACTCTTTAGACACAATATCCGCTCCGTATTCGTTTACGATATGTATATTTTAACGGAAAATTTGGTTACTGTCAAGTGAATTTAAGTGTTTGTAGACCTTTTTGGCTACTTTTTTAATCAAAGGGTTACTGCCATAATAGGCCACATAACATTTTAAATTTGGACTTATATACCCGTGTTGACTTTTAATCTTGCTCAAAACTGTCATTCTTGACATGTATCGTATGGCTCTACCTTTTGGCATTGACCGCAACAGCTCAATGGCTATACTTACTGCATACGCATCTAACTCATCTGGATCTGCCAAATATTTGGCAAATGGGCTAGCAACGCCTTCACTAAATGTTTCGTAAAATCGAGCCCGACTTTGTAGTTGATGTCGTAGTTCGTGTACTACTGCATCATATATCTGTATAAGGAATTCCGTAATCTGATTATGTAAAAACTGATCATTAGGAGTAAAATTGTGGTAAACATAAACTTCAATTGGTGTTTCGTTGTTGAAGTCATGTTCTTGATCATAGAACGCTTCAACGTAAAAATGACTGTGTTCTAAAGAAGGATCTTTTTTTGTCTTAAGATCTAAATCTATTTCTTTGTTACGAAATTCTTTTCTAGTAACTGCTACTAGTTTTTTGAAACTTACAGCCGCGTCATTCATCTTTCGAACGTTTTGACACACTAAATTCACACGTTCTAGGATTGAATTCATTTAATTACATCCTGTAAGTTATTCTGCCCTTGGTAAGATCGTATGGGCTCATTTCAATTTTAACTGCGTCGCCTAGGATTACTTTAATTTTATTCTGTTTGAGTCTACCGCCCATATAACATAGTACAATTTGTTCCATATTATCTACTTTGACTCTGAATGTAGAGTTGGGCAATACCTCTTCTATCTTGCCTGTGAGTTCTAATAGTGCGTCTTTAGCCATGTTTAGTAATAGTAATTGCCCCGTCTTCTAACTTAATTGTGAGGGTGTCTCCCTCTTTCCAACCGTTTCTTTCTAAAATTTCTGGAGGAATTTTCATCATAACATTATCTGGATCCCCGGGAATGTCTTCAAAAATATCTTCGGCGTTATAGGTAAATGTTTCCATGTTAATTTTCCTCGTCTTTGTATTTAACCACTAGCCATCCTAATCGATTTAAATCTAATTCAATCTCTTCGGTGACTTGGCTCTCTGGAACATACTGCATTCGAGTCATATATTTTTCGCCTTCTTCTACATCGTGGGTAGCAAGGCCGCCCATACCAGAGCAGTACCAATCAATATAGTCGCCTTCTTGGCGCATATCTGCAATGATACCACCAGCATATCGCCAACTTGCACCCCACTTTTCTTCTTTGAGAATAGGCCATAGATCACGTTTGATAAAGTCATTGTTACACATGGCCGCATAAAGGTTCTGTGCATAAGAATCACTAGATCGAACTTTTTCCAAAATCCAATCAGTAGTCAACAAATCATATTCCATGTTATTCACACGGCTCTTTGGATCATCAAATTTATGATCGTGATCGTCTAGAATTTTTTCAAAGAGATCAAGATAATCTTGGTTAACAGGCTCGCCGTTTTCTTCCATGCGTTTGACATACCCCTCTTTCTGAAAGGTATGTCTTCCTGGGCTTTTAGAAATTTTAGTCATACGGCAATTATAGTATATTTTTTTGAGCAAGTCAACAGCTAATGATTAAATATATTCAATGAACTTTACAGAAATACCATTCGAACAGATTGTCCGATTTGGACAACGCACTATGTTAGACCGCCCGTTGTTTTCCGTAAGCTGGATACTCGGGCGTTTTTGCAATTATAAATGTAGTTACTGTTGGCCCTATGCCCGTAGCAGTGATGTAGATCACCAACCGCTTGAAGTGTATAAAGCCACTGTAGATGAGATTAAGCGTCAAGCACGAACCAATGGGTTTAACCAGTTCCATTGGTCGTTCAGCGGTGGTGAGCCTACTGCTTACAAAGGACTGTTAGAACTAGTTCGACATTTAGATGACGGACTAGAAACACCCTACCAAAGTATACACATGACTACTAATTTGTCACCTAGCATCGAATGGTGGAAACGCTGGTCTGGCGCAGTTAGTATGTTGGCCCGTAAAAGTTTAACTGCCAGTTTCCACGCAGAGCATGCCAAAGAAACAGAATTTGCTAACAAAATTTTAAATCTCATGGATCAGTGTGTTCATGTAACTGTAAATCAAGTTATGGTCCCAGAACGTTTTTGGGAGTATTATGAACGTTGTGAAAAGTTTCACAGACAGGGCATCAATATAACACTTAAACCGCAGAGTGATCCTACTGCTAGTTTTGTAGTTGACGGATACACAGAAGAAATGATTAAAGTTATGCGTACAGGATTCCCACAAGAAGCCGAAGGTGAGGAAGTTTATCAAATAGCTATGTACGACAGAGATGGTAGAGAATATCTATTTGATCAAGCTGAAAGATTTAATGCGTTTGGATTTAATAAATTTCAAGGTTGGATGTGTAATAGTGGTTATCAGAGTATCATTATTCGTAGCAATGAAGTAAAAAGAAGTTACAGTTGTCACGACCAGCCATTGGGAACTTTAGATAGCTTTACTTTGTTCAAAGGTCCTGTAGGTTGCATAACACCTAGCTGTGTGAGTTCAGCAGACAGTAAGATACCTAAACAAAAATAATGTTAAATTCTCAACGCCTTGTAGCATTTGGATGTTCAAATACGTATGGACACGGACTGCCCGATTGTCATATGCCACCAAATGAACACGGACCAACATACAGTAAACAAGCATGGCCATCCTTGTTAGCCAATGATTTAAATTTAGATTTACATAATCAAGGAGTACCAGGTGCTAGCAATCTTGAAATATTACATAACATACTACATTATGATTTTAAAAAAGATGACATAGTAGTTGTTATGTGGTCCTATGTTGGTAGAGATATGTTGTTTGGGAAAAAGAACATACTAGGTTGGCAAGACATTATAAGAATAGGTCTATGGCAAACTACTGATTTAAGTAAGAGCTGGAGAGAAACACATTCTAGAGAGGATGTCGCAACAAGGTCGTGGTACTACATTCACCATGCAACTTTATTTTTAGCCAGTAAAGGTATTAAATTTTATAATGTATTTTCGGGAATAGATGAATTGATAAAATTCAAACCGGACTTTATTAGTAAAGATGTTTATCACGATATAAAAATTATTTCTTCTAGACCCTATGACTTTGCATTAGATAATGTGCATCCGGGTCCAAGGACACACAGGATGATAGCAGACAAAATAAGGAAAATTATCAATGAAGATTGATTTAGACCACTTGCATTTTTGGATGCAGGCTATTCGACAAAGTCCAGATCCTATGCGGACCATGGATGCTTTCTGGCAGGGGCAGCTAAAAAGCAAAGAGTGGCTGATTAATAATCTAATTCAACACATAGATAAGCCCGTGAGTATAGACATTCACGGGGGTTGGGTGGGAGTGTTGGCCAGTCTTATGTTCCAGTCACAGTTAGGTCCTATGATAAAACATATTCGCAGTATTGATATAGATCCTTCTTGCGAATCAATAGCCAAACTTATGAATAGAAAAGAGGAAATTGAGGGAAGATTTGATGCAGTAACTTCGGATATGTGCAGTTGTGTAAGCGATGCCGACGTTATTATCAACACCAGTTGTGAACACATAACTCAAGAACAATATGTCGCTTGGATAGATCAAGCACCAAGACACAGTCTTTTAGTTTTACAAAGCAATAATTATAGTATACCTGAACATGTAAGAACAGCAGACAGTCTAGAAGATTTTAAAGATCAAAGTAAAATAAAAGTTGTCTGGGCAGACGAACTAGATCTGCCTCTATACAAAAGGTTTATGCTCATAGGATACAAAATATGAAAATTTTAATGACAGGATCTAGTGGATTTATTGGGTCTCATCTCACTGAACGTCTCAAAGCTGACCACGAACTACATCATTTACAAAGCGATCTTCGTGACTACGAAGCTGTTAAACTAGAAGTATTAAGCTTCAAACCAGATGTAATTGTGCATTTGGCTGCTAGAACAGAAGTAGAACAGAGCTTCTATGAGCAAATAACATTCAGTGAAATTAACTATGTAGGCAGCGTTAACTTAATTGAAGCCGCAAGTGCTGTGAGAAATCTTAAAAATTTTGTATTTGCCAGTACAATGGAAGTCTATGGTTGGCAACCTATTAGTGATGAAATAGAAAAACATGGCAAACCTTCATCGCACGTGGCCTTTGATGAAAATACTATACCTAATCCTAATGCGCCTTATGCTGTGGCCAAGTATGGTGTTGAAAAATATTTAGAATATGCACATCGTTGCCTGGGACTTCCATTTACTGCTATTCGACAAACTAACAGTTATGGTCGCAAAGACAACGAGTTCTTTGTCACTGAACAGATTATTAGTCAAATGCTGACTAATCAACAAGAAGTCGGATTTGGCTATGCTGAACCTTACAGAAATTTTATCTATATTGAAGACCTATTAGATGCTTGGATGACTGTGATCAATAATCCAGATAAGGTTAACGGTAAAATATTCACGCTTGGCCCAGATGATCCAATTAAGATCAAAGACTATGCTGATATGATTGCAAAGAAATTAAACTGGAACGGCAAAATTAATTGGCACACTAAACTATTTAGACCTGGAGAAATATACTGGTTAAATAGTAATCATAACTTGATAACAGAAGTTACAGGTTGGTATCCTAAAGTATCTCTAGATCAAGGATTAGATCTTACTATAGATATTTGGAGAGAAAAACTCAAGTGCTAAAATGAATGTAGATAATTGGTTTCGTTTTTACAAATTAGATCAGGACGGTCGACGATGTATGGCTCAACAAACTTACGAGCCTCTAATAAGTCCTGACGGCAAAACATTTTGTAAAAACTACGATGTCAATAACAAGTACCAAAGAGCTGAAACATCTAATAGGCCCCTATATACAGAACATACAGTTAATTGGTTTTGGGAAAACGAAGTTAATAATATTTTAAAATTTCAAGGCACATCCTATGCTCCTGAAATTATAGACATCGATTATAGTTCAAAAAAAATATTTCTAAAATGGTATAAAGAAACCTGTAACGAAATTATCTATAGCGGTAGAGATTTACACGAGTATTGCCCCGACTGGCAAGATCAAATTAAAAACATCATGGTAGACCTATACAGTAAAGGGGTCTACAAATTAACAATGTATCCTCATTGTCATTATATAGATGACAACGCAAATATGCGATCAATTGATTGGTACGGTTGTGTGCCTGTAGCAGATCCTTATATTCCAGGAATCGTAATGGATTCGATTATACATCAAACTGCTAGGTTTCGACTAGACGAAACAGGTGGTACAAATAGTGATGGTAATTATAATTTAGAAATAATGTTCCGTAATTCGATGCAACAGCATGTTATGTGGGGAAAGCATAACATGGAATTTGTATATAAAGAGGTTTTTAAACATGAGCAGACATAAGTTTATAACCTCAACACAGGGTATTATAAATTGGGACGAAGTTATACTAGCCTGTCAGCAGTCTGCTGATCCTGATCATAATACTGTGACCTCTGTAGTTGATAGGTCCGAAGCAGAAGCAGCCGGTGATCAAGAACTATTGCAGTCTTACAGAGACGTTATTGGCAATTGGGAAAAAGCAGGCTACGATTTAAAACAAATTGAATGGTATGATTATTACCCCGGTAAACATTTTGATTATTCAATACAAGAAAAGTTTGAAGAGCTTGTAGGGGCAAAACCACTGCGTGTATTTGTCAGCGAAGTATGGCCAGGTAAGATGGTTCCTTATCACTGGGACATTGAAGATTTTGAAGCAGAATGGGTCAAGCTAGGAGAGATGGTGAGATATGTTTGCTTTATGCAGGAACAAGAGCCAGGACATTTGTTTATGCTGGACGAGGAAATTATGTACGGTATGCCTAAACATTCTATCTACCAATGGCACAGCAGAAAGAATTGGCATGCCGGTGCAAACTGCGGATTTAAACCTTATTATCTATTCCATTATTTAGGGTATAAATCATGAATAAAAATGTACACTCTTACGCTGGATCTACTGATGGAGTAATTGACTGGGATAAAGTGATTCTTCAAAT